GTAAGCCGGGAACCCGCCTGGCGGCAGCACCTCTTTGCCGTCACTGTTCACTGTGGCGGACTGCTGCTGCGTAACCTGCGCGGGCAGTTTCGCCTTTGCCGCCTCCTTACTGACAATACCGAGCTTTTCCAGTAGCCATGACACACCGGATTTAAGAGACTCCAGCGGGTGCATCACCCTATTCAGACCTTCCGCCAGCGCCTCACCAAACCGACGCCCCATTGCAGCTGCGCTGTTCAGTTCTTCGGAAGTGGATTTAACCGGGGTAAGTAAATCACTGAACCAGCCCCACAAGGCCTGCACCCTGTCACCAATCCACTGAAACACGGGTCTGAGCGGCTCAAAGGCGGCGCTGATGGGCGCAGCAGCGGCTTTGAACCCTTCCACCACGCCCCCCAGAAATGCACCGATGGGCTGCCAGTATTTCCACACAACCAGCGCCACACCAGCCAGCGCAGCCACAACCAGCCCTATCGGACTGAGCAGCGCGCCCAGCAGGCCAGAAATGCCAAACAGCGCGCCGCGAAGTAATGCCAGCGGACCAGAAACAAGAAAACGCAACACGCCACCGGCAGCTGTCAGCCCACCCCGCAACGCCGCCAGCGGGTTCATCACCATACCGATAACATTACGGATGCCTGACATACCGGCACGGAACACGGCAAGCGGCACACCTGCTACCGTTTTCAGCGCATTACCCGCTATTCCGGCTGAGCGATGCTGGGAATTAAGCGGGGCACTCAGTAACCCGACACTGCCACCGGATGACGCCATACCCCGACGCAACAGGGAAAGTGGCGCACCTGCCAGCCATGACAGGGCACCGCCAGTACGTGTTACCGCTGCAGCAACGGAAGGTAATGTTTTTACACCCAGCACAGACAGGCCAAACCGAATCACCGCAATCGGCCCCAGCACGGCAGCTACCGCCACGGCAAGTGTACCCAGCCCTACAGTGACAGCCGCCGTAGCCGCCGCCACTTTCATCAGCGTGCCAGCCAGCACGGGGTTCTGCTCCACCCAGCGACGCAGCGCCCCGGTCACGCCCTTAACCATGCCCATAATATCCATCAGCGCCTGACGCAACGTTTCCCCCAGACTGCTGAAAGCGTTCTGCGCGCCAGTCTTAACCAGCAACCACTGCGCAGACAATGAATCCTTGTTAATGTCGGATTCTTTCTGCATCGAGCCATTAGCACCACTGCCTGATGTGAGTTTCAGCTGACGCTGCAGCTCCGGCAGGTTGTTAGCCAGCTTTGCCGCATCATCGCCAAACTCTTTGCCAAAAATCATTGTCATGGCTGACAGGCGTTTATCCTGCGGCAGATTGTTGACCTTCTCCAGAACCCGCTGAATGGTGCCCATGGCATCGGTGGTCATCTGCTTTTCAATCTCCGCCGGATTGAGTTGCAACAGATTCATGCCTTCAAAGAAGCGCTTACTTTGCATGGTGGCAATGGACAGTTCACGCACCATGGCATTAGAGGCGCTGGCGGCAATTTCCGGGGCAGCCCCAAGAGAAAGGAATGTTGAACCCAGCGCAGCAGCCTTTCGAAGTCAAGGCGGTCAGCCACGCCCCCCATACGCTGCAGGACGTTGATAATGTCCCCACCCTTTGACATGGCGTTATCGTCCAGGTAGTTCAGCGCATCGCCCAGTTGTTCAATATTGCGCGTCGGCACTTTATAGAGCTGTGCGATTTTCCCCAATCCTTCCGCCAGCTCATCGGCGGGCAGCTCAAAGGCCGTTGCCGCTTTTGCCGCCGTGGATGCAAAAGCCAGCAGGTCACGTTTCTGCTCTTCGTAAGGATCGTCCTGATTGGTCACACCCATGCGAGCACCACCTTCAACCAGCGCGGCATAGTCTATAGCGCCGTTCTCCATCGGCAGCTGTTCGCTGGCGGCCTTGATGGCATCTTCCATGCTGGCGTAGCTCTTAACTGCCGCCACAACAGGTGCGCCCATTGCCACCCCTGCAGCCGTAGTGGTAGCCCCTGCCCCGGCGATGCGATCCCGCACCTCAAGACGGCGCGAATACTGATCGCGGACGGCGTTCATTCGCGCCTGCTGTTCGCCCAGGCGTTTAAGGGATTTCTGCTGCCGGTCCAGGGCCTGCCGGGTTTCGTCGGCATTCTGCCGCAGTTCCCGCTGCGCACTACTGAGCTTTTTCGTGTCCAGTCCGGCTTCATTGAGCGCAAGACGCTGGCGCTGCACTGACTGACGTAGACCGTTATATTTGCTCTGTAACTCCGTAACGCGGTTCTTTGCCTGCTCAAGCAGCCGTGCCTGCGCCGCCGTCGGGCGGTTGGTGGCAGAGAATTGCGTGGCAAGTTTCGCAGCTTCTTCGCGTGCGGCTTTCAGGCTGTTACCGGTGACTGCCAGCTGCGCGCTGGCCTTGCAGAAACCGTCAATGCGGCCCGCCTGAGCATCTAATTCTTTTAAACGGGCGCGGCTTTGCTGAATGGCTGCAGCCAGCTCTTTTGAGCTGGCCTGCGCGGATCGAAATGGGCGGGTGAGCTTGTCAACCGCATTAAGAATCACCTGCAGACGCAGGTTATTGTCACTCATCGCTGGCCCCGCTTCGCTGAATTGCCTTATGCCGCCACGCCAGCACCTCAGTCAGCGGCATAACGTCAGTGATGGATGGCGACCAGTGAAAGATGGTGGCGATGTCCGCCACAAGATCATCAATCGTCAGGCTGTCGGTAAACCGGCAAGCACCGACTTCTTCAACAAAAAAGTCACCACCTCTACCGACAGCGCGGTGAGATCGGCGGGGTCCAGCTCTGCCATTTCCTGCGCGGTCAGCGTCGGGGTGGAGATTCGTGGAATCACAGTCATCATTGCGCCCACGTCCATATCCATAATGGCCTGCAGACGGGTGCCACGCAGTGCGCCGGACTGAGGCTTGCGCAGCACAATTTCGGTAATTTCAGCTTTACCGCGCATGATGGGAGTATCCAGTTTTACGGTCTTTTCAGTCAGCTTGTCGCTCATGTTCGTATCCTGTTAATGAAATACTGGCGCGGCTGCCCGCGCCGTTAAGGTTAATCAGAGGCCAAGGGCATTACGGTGTTCTTCCATCAGGTCCACGCCGCCAACGATTTCTACCATGTTGACCAGATCGACCTCATAGAGCACCTCACCATTAATGGTCAGTTTCGCGTAGCTGTTGATACTGCTGACTTTGGTGCTGCTGCTCTCGCCGGTTTTCCACTCGCCGGAATCCACTTCTTTATGGCGGCCCGCGCACAACAACCGTCACGGGTTTTGACTGGTCGGCAATCGCATCCAGCTAACGGGCCAGCGTTCCTGACTCACCCGTTACCGCTGGCGGTAAGCACATCAGTCAGCAGGACCGGCTTATTGAGGGGAAACACGGACGCATCAACATCATCGCCGGTGCAGACCATGCCCATGATAGCGGTGCTCACCGTGGTGATAGAGCGGGTGCCCTCGTTGACTTCAACAACGCGCACCCCGTGGTGGTAATCCTGAGCCATAGCGGCGAACCTCCTGATTGGAATAGGCTTCGCCCTGTGTTGTATTGATTACGTCACGCAGACAGCTGCGCGGCGTTGTCCTGTTAATCACACAATGTCGCAGGATATTTGCGGTATAACGTTGAGATACCCATATCAAAAATTAAAGCAACCTGCTGCCGTGTTTCACCTTCAGCAAGTAACCTGCCTGCGCCCATTGCTCTGGCGTCAGTTTTGGTCTTCGCCCTCCAATCCTGCCTTTAGCTCTTGCAGCTTGTAGTCCCGCACGGGTTCGTTCCACTATCAGCTCGCGTTCCATCTCCGCCTGTGCCCCCATAACGTGAAAGAAAAACCGCCCCATTGGCGTACTGGTATCTATGTTGTCAGTCAGACTGCGGAAATTAAACTCCGCACTGTCGGAGTTCTTCTATCAGGGTCACAAGGTGTTGCATGCTTCGTCCCAGCCTGTCGAGTTTCCATACAACCGGCGTGTCTCCCTCTGATAACGTCCTGAGCAGCCTTTTTAGCCCGGGCCTGTCTGCTGTTTTTCCGCTCATTTTGTCTTCAAAAATTAGCTCACATCCTGAGCGTTCCAGTGCATCACGCTGCAGCGCTGTGTTTTGCTCACTTGTTGATACGCGCACATAGCCGACTAACATTTGTTTTCCCTTATGCAAAAGCCCAAATAATGCCAGCCAGACGGGAAAACAGCATTTTCTTAAACGTCGGTTTAACAGAAGCACTGGGAAACAAACAGAATTACTCACAACAGCTGACTGCATTATCCGGGCTGGAAATAGCGAAGGACAAACTGCCATTTTTCAACAGTAACAATTCTGCTGATATAACCACACTGACAAAACTGGGTGCGATATTATCGCCAAAAATACTGTTGATGAGGTCAGAACGTTACTTCAACTGGGAAGCGCTGCTCTCAAAATAATTGGTACTGGAGCAAATCAAGTTCCGGATATGAACGCTTTTGGTGTATCAAAAAACGAGACCGGATATCAGTATTTGCCCGGAGGGCTTATTTTTCAATGGGGTAAAGTCGGGCCGACTCAAGCTGGGAAAACACAAATGTAACCTTTACCATTACATTTCCGCCAATAGCGGCTTCCGTTATTTGTAGTCTGGACGCAACGTCACAATCTGGTAAAGGGGTTGGTTGTTCGTCGACAGGGGTATCGCGAACAGGATTTGGCTTCTATGTCGCTAATGACTCTGATTTCAACTCAAACGGTGGTGGGTTCTGGTTCGCTATAGGATATTGATATGATCATTTTATTTAGCGCGTCAAATATCGGTTTTTATGATGAAGTATTGAAGTTCTTCTATGAACAGGCAGGAAATTGGCCTGATGATTTAGTTGAAGTCACTGCATCAATCCACATTGAATATTCTGGCCCCGCGCCTGAGGGTAAAATTCTCGGAGTGGACTGCGATGGAATGCCTGCATGGGTTGATATTCTTGCCCCGACTCATGATGAATTAGTCTCTCGTGCAGAATCTGAAAAATTGCGTTTAAAGACAGTAGCCGATACTGAGATTGAATGGCGTCAGGATGCTGTTGATGCGGAGATAGCGACTGCGGATGAGTCCGTTGCATTGATTGCGTGGAGGAAATACCGGGTCTTGTTGATGCGTGTAGATACTTCAAAACCTGTATGGCCTGCCTTACCGGGGAACAGTTTAGTTAATTTCTGGTGTGTGCTGGAAGTATCCACCGCCACCAGTTAATTACAATCTCATCCATCTGCTATAGTACTTGGCAAAAACCAAGATAAAATCAATGTGCTTAATGTTTATTTTTAATACTAAATATTCATCATTTACAGTTATATTTCCGCAAGAAGTAATTAATGGTTTTCAGTCTTTCAATTAAGTGCTCATAACATCATGTGTTAACACCAGATCTTAGGAGGTCTGGTGTTAATTTTTTATATATAATATCTTTTAGATTACTGAATGTTACTATTTGTGATTTTTTTACATATAATATTTCCAATATGTATAAATTTCACTTCTAACAATGCATACACGATGCTGGAGAATACGCATATGAAAATCCATGTTAAAAATGAAGCTGTATAGTATATGGCTTGTGAATTCTCAAACCCTGCGCTGAATATGAGCTTGTTCATGATGAACCAAAATATCCCATGCAGCAAATATATGCTATAACTGACATCACCAAGCCTAATGATTCCTTTTAATCTAAGCACTCCAAAAATATCAGCGCCAAGACAAACTGAAAGGAAAAAAACAAAATACAGAAATATCATTGATATCGTAAATGGATTTTCTTTATAACCAAAGTAGAAGCATAAAATAAATGAAGTGACTGCCAGTATGTTTACAGTATGTTGATTAACATTTGATATTTGTTCTCTTATTTTTTTTGCCATACCACCAAGCGCAAAAAGCAGTATAAAACATGACAATAAATAATCATACTTACTAAATATGTATATAGATAAAAAGACTATTGATAGTAAAATTTGAGAGCTTTTGTTTTTAGAAGAAAATAAAGAAATAAAAGGCAACGAGAAATAAAACACCCACTCATAATATAATGTCCAGGTAACACCTGCATTTATTAAGGTTGAATGTTCGTAGCCCAGGTTGGGACGTGTATCTATGATTAGACCGCCATCAAACCATTGCATTATGCCATCAGTATTGAGGGGGATATTATTTTTAATTTCAATATATATAACAATTAGTATACAAATTACCGAGGACAAAGCACATACAGGCCAAATTCTAAAAAACCGCTTTATAAAGAAAGTTAGCCAATTTACTTTTTTTTCTATACACTTAACAAACAAATATCCTGAAATCATAAAAAAAATAGCAACGCCGAACTTTCCAGCAAATTCTTCAATTGGATGGTTTGGGATTATCCACTGCCCACTATTGACAAGATGATAGCTAAAAATAAAATGATGAAATGCAACAAATGATGACATTAAAAATCTCAAACTATCCAACCTGGTGTTTCTGTCATTCTCAGTTACACGATCAATATAACTAAATTTTCTATGAGAGAATAATACTATTGCGAATATCAAACATGTAAAAATAAATATAATCTGAAATCCCTGACTATCACTCATTCTTTGTTTAACCCTTTAAAATATAATGAACGATTTATAATATATCATTTGACATGCTAAAATTCAATCTAAGATTGATGGCAGGGATGAAAATAAATGATGTTTGTTGTGACTAATTTTTTTTGATATTTTTATATAAATAAAAATGTGTGAATGGTATTTTTTTAATTCAATCTTAACTATTATTTTCCAATGAAATAAATGTTGTATGTATCGTTTGAATTAACAATGTCCCACATTATTCTGACGTTTTTGAAAACCGAGGTATTCGAGAAGCCCTGAAATGCTTTTCCCGCTGAGATTTGTCAGCGTGGCATCAGGTGGCTGTTTTCCCGACAACGCGTTCATCACTGTTGTCGTAAAGTTAGGATCATTTCCCATCGCAGCCGCCAGTTCATTCAGTGTATCCAGCGCCTCCGGCGACGGAACCGACCAGCCCGGCAACGGCAGATTTCACAAACGCGGTAGTGGCAATCTGCGTATTGTTCGTTGACTGAACTGCAGTGGGAGCCGTGGGCGTTCCGGTCAGGGCCGGATTTGCCAGCGGTGCTTTCAGTGTCAGCGCATTGTTCATGGTGGTACTGAAATTCGGGTCATTATTGATAGCTGCTGCAATTTCTTTCAGCGCATCCAGCGTTGCCGGTGCGCCACCAATCATGGCAAGAATAGCAGCCTGCACAAAGGCCGTATTTGCAAGCTGCGTCGAATTATTGCCTGCCGCCGCAGTCGGCGCTTTTGGCGTGCCGGTGAGTGTCGGACTGTCTTTTGGTGCATACTGCGAATGAGGATCAACAGCTTCAAGGTGCTTTGCCATCAGGTCATCAACATACACCTTAAGCTCCAGCACCTTGTTATCCACATATTTGCGGGTTGCCAGAACCACAGCAGGGCCAATTTTCAGGGTGATGTTATCGGTGCTGCTGGTAATCAGTACCATGCGCACGGTCTGCGTACGTCCGCTCCCTTCTGCCAGTTGTGACTCGTAGCTCTCAGGGCAGTTACCCACAGCGATCAACGCACCGGTTTCATCAAACAAACCAACTTCACGAATCCACCAACCGCCCTTATTTTCCGGGATCACCTGCTCAGCAATAATCTGGCTGCTATTCTGCGGATCGATATACAGCATATTCAGCGCCGCGCGGCGCTCCTCAGCCACTAATGCGGTCTGTTGCGAATTGGGTGTGGGCAGCACACCGCCACCGCTACCCACCTCCATATGGGTAATTTTCAACGGGACACCGAGCGCGGTGGCGCTTGCCAGTTTCGCCGCGCCGATATCCGTCAGCAGGGTGTAAAATTTTGCGCTCATGGGTTCACTCTCATCGTGTCAATAACATGGACCGCTCCGCCCTCATAGGCGGTGCCGCCGGAAATAATGGTTTCGTTGATGTACGGGTAGATCGTGATTTCTTCGCCGGTGTAGGTGGCTGCACCCACAAAATACGGGCCGCCTGTCTGCAGGTTGATGGACATACCAACCAGATGACGGCTGCATGGTTTGGCATCACCGATCAGGCGCTCCAGCTCCAGATAGGTTCCTTCTGTTATGCCCTGGTCCTGCACGCCAATATCCAGACGGAACGTCCCCGGCGTTTCGCCGGTCTGCCACCACTCAATGATGCGGATCAGGAAGCCGAACGGCTCCACCACGCGCCGCACGGCGCTGGTTGTCCCCTTGTGCTGATGGATATAAAAAGCGTCCTGCACAACGCGGCGCTTGACGCTTTCTGCCCAGCTCTCATCCCAGCGGTCAACAGAAAACGCCCAGGCAAGATAAGGCAGAAATCTGATCGGGCAGGTTGCCGGGTTCCACAAATCACGCAGCGATACCTGCAGATCGGAAATCCCGTTGCAGGTCTGCGCCAGTCGGCGCTCAAGCGGCGACGAACCCGGCGGCAACAGACTATTCATCCGTGCCCCCGTTGGTAACGCTCCATTCAGTACAGGATGCCGCCTGCGTCTTATCCAGCACCACATCCTCCAGAGGGGACGTCAGCTCCACACGCTGGACGCCCTCCACGTGCAACGCGGCATAAATGGCGCTGCGGCGGATATCACGTCCCAGCCTCGTCTGACTGGCGATGTACCTCTGCAGGCTGGCTTTTGCCGCCGCCATAACAGGCTCCTCTTCCGGCCCTGGATAAAGAAAAATGGTAGCCTTCACCCGGTACGGGATGATCTCCGCACTACGAACCGTCAGACGGTCAGCCACCGGGCGTACACTTTCACTGTTCAGGGCTTTTTCAATCACATCCAGCAGGTCTTTTACTGCTGTACCGTCACCCTCCCGGCTCAGCACGGTAAGTACCACCTCGGCAGGGGCCGGACTGGTTGCGCTGGCATCTGCCACACGTCCGTCCGCACTTCTGGCGTGAAATTCATAGGCTCCCGTAGGGCCAGCAACGGACAGTCCCTCAAATGCTGCAGGGATGCGCTGGCGCAGCGCCTCATCATCTTCCATCACTGCGGCGACCGGCGGTACTGCATCATTATCAGCAGGCACTACCGTCAGACGTTTCACGTTGCAGTTGGCTGCCAGCTGCTCAAGATCATTTCCCATCGAATAGGCCACCATCACCGCCTGCGCAGCCTCGTTAATACGCTGGCGCAGCAGGATTTCGCGGTAGGTGCTTTCCTGCAGCAGCTTGGTGACGGGTTCAGATTCCAGCGCCAGCGTGCGCCGCACCGCGTCCTGTTCATCCACAGGATAAAGAGCCACAAAAGAGGCCTTGCGCTCAGCCAGCAACGTCTCAAAATCCGGCACGTCCACTATCTGCGGCGGCGGTAACCAGGAAAGGTCAATGACTGCCATTGTCTGCTCCTGTTGATATGGAAAGGGAAACCGGTGCTCCGTTATTACTATGTCCCGTAAGCTCAACCACCATAGAGCCGTCAAAATTGCCGTTGATGGTGATGGAGTCCAGCGTAAGGCGCGGCTCCCAGCGGTTCAGCGCCACATAGACTGCAGACATAATCTGCAGGCGCAGTGCCGGGTTCTGCGGCTGGTCAATCAGGGCAGACAGTAGGGAGCCATATTCCCGGCGAGCAAGACGACTGCCCTGCGGCGTCAGCAGAATATCCCGCACCGACTGGCGCAGATGGTCGGTATCTGCAATTACCTGCCCGTCATTCCTGCTCATACCGATATACAACGTCATACCGGACCTCCCGATGTATCCCCGCCTGACTTAACGCCAGTGTGACCGTGTTTATCCATCACGACCCCGTTAGACTCATTGCGCCGCCGCCCTGGGTGACGCCGCCGTTGATCACCACCTCGCTGTTAATGCGTGTTGTGTCAGCCTCCACCACAAACTCACCGGTTTTGAGGGTGATATTATCCGCCGCCTCGATCACCATGGATTTGATACCCCGGACATGCCACCGCCCGGTGGCGGGTTCGTACTCAAACCAGCCCCCGTCCGGGTACTCCGTCACGCAGCCGTCCACAGAATCCGACGGCGGCGCAAACTGATTGGAGTAGATGGCGGGCAGCACAAAAGCGGTTTCCAGATTGCCGCCCATGCTCAGCACCACCACCTGCTCATCCGGCGACGGACACCACCATGTACGGGCACCACCGGCACGCAGCGTCAGCCAGTTAATCCAGTTGGTTTCAAGCTCGCCCACTCTCACCCGGCACAGCTAGTTTTCCCGGTCCACTTCGGTCACAGTCGTATCCGAACCCACTGGAGAACATGCGAAAATTCATCATCGCAGAAAAAGAGATGGCATGGCTTACCCATGAGCAGATTGTTGAATTGCTGGCTGATTGCAAACGTCAGGACTCAATTCTGGCACTGGTAGTCAAGATATGCTTAAGCACAGGCGCACGCTGGCGAGAAGCAATAAATCTTACCGGCTTACAGGTGACCAAATATCGAATTACTTTTGTAAGAACGAAGGGGGAAGAAAAACAGAAGCATCCCTATCAGTAAAGAGCTTTACGAAGAGATCATGGCACTTGATGGGTTCAATTTGTTCACAGACTGCTATTTTCAATTTTTGTCCGTGATGGAGAAAACGTCCATCGTGATCCCACGCGGTCAACTAACACACGTTCTGCGTCACACGTTCGCTGCGCACTTCATGATATCGGGCGGAAATATCCTTACTTTGCAAAAAATCCTCGGACATCACGACATAAAAATGACTATGCGTTATGCACATCTGGCACCGGATCACCTAGAAACAGCGCTGCGTTTCAATCCTCTGGCAACGCTGCCAAGTGGCGACAAAGTGGCGGCAGCGGTTGACAATCCCCCGTAA